CCACCATACATATCGAGAGCCATTTGCTCAATCATCGCCTGTTGCTGATTACGTATTTGTATATCACGAACGTGATCTCGAAACGCCTTTTGGCCTGGATATTGGTCTACTGCATCCCAAGCGACTTTACTAAATGCTGAAGGGTCTACTCCCTGTGTGGGAGAATAGGTTCCCGGCACGTAACCAGGCTCATATATGTCGATCCCCATGTGTTGACCGAACTGTTCTGGATTGAGGTAAAAGCCTTCCCGCATCAAATAATCTTGGTTTGCTTGCATCCACGCGGCATCTCTCCCTTCCGGTACTCTATAGACAGCGCCGCCTGGTGTGAACTGAATCGTACCGCCCCAAGGTTCTGTGGCTGTTTTTTGCCAATCCTGCACTGATGGGGTAATTGGGGCAGAAGGGACAACGGGAGGCGTGCTATCGGGACGTTTATAACCTGTATAGTCTTCCCAAGGCTTATATCCAGGTAAATGAACATCTGGGTGTTGATAAGCAGGGGTACGGCCGGGATGATCTTCTGGAATAGGGGTGGCACTGGGTAGGCTGGGAGCGTTAAACGTTCGATACCCTTGTCCCTTCACCTCAGCTGGATTTGCTATATTCCATGCCATCTCTAGTTGTTTTGCTTCCTCTTCCCATGCTGCTCGCCCACCGTGTGCGCCGAACATATCTTTAATATGCTGGGGTTGGCCCTCCCACGTTTGGAGTCCTGGGTTTTCCTTATTATTTCCGTTTGCCATTTTCTCTTCTCCTAGCTAGGTGGTCGCCCGTAGGCGGCGCGTCTATTCTGGTACTGCTCCAATTCTGGTAGTTCTGGTACTACGTCCTCTGGGGACATACCCATCTGGGTTGGCATCACTTCTGGCCTTACGCCGGGTGGTCCACCGCCGTTCTGCGGTAATGGTTGTGGTCCCTGCGCAGCTGCTGCCATCATCTGTGGCCCCTGCTCGGCTGCTGCCATCATCTGGGGTAGTTGCCCGCCTTGCCCCATCATCTCTTGGAGCCTCTGCTTCACCATCACGTCCACCAGTTGTTTGATCTGTTCTGGGGACATCTTAGGCATGTTCTCAGGGTTAGTCCGTTTCTCGGCTAATTTTACCACTTCCTTATTTTCCGTGAGCCATTCCTGCTCCGCTGCTTGGACACTGGTCTGCGCGATCTCTTTAGACTGGGCCGGAAGCAGTTGTTCTCTAATCCTCTGATTAATCAGGTCAGGATGCTCGAACTCCAACATCTCCAGGATGCTCTGGTCATCCACCAGCGGTTTACCGTCCACGCCTGGGGCGCGGTATGCCTGCGCTAGTTGCGCCTTCACCATCCTGTCCTGCGGTAATTCAGGCGTAATGGTAACGGCAACGTGGTTACGTCCGTCCACGTCGTCGGGCTTAATGTCGATCAGCATGGACTTACGCGAATTTGCGCCATAGACCTTGGCCGCGTCCCCTGCGGGAACCATGAGGTTTACACCTTCCATCAGGCCAAACTTCTCAATCAGTTGCAATTTATGTGAGAAGTCCCATCCCATCGCTAGTTCGAGGTTAGTCTTCTTGTCGTGGATCTTGTCCAGTATCTGTGATAAGACCTGCGAAACGGCAAAACCGGACTGCAAACTGCTCGGTTCCGCGCCCCAGGCTATCTCAGGAATACCGCCTAGTTGCTCGTCTGCCTTGAGCCAGCCCATCAACTGAGCAAGCACTGCGGCGTTGGGTGATGGCTGAATGACCGTCACCTTCGCATCTGGGGGTATATGGGTTTCAACTCCAGGCATACCAGAGTCGAGAATAACGGCCTGGCCTGTGGCAGACTGCACCAACACCTTGGGCCAATAAAATAGGTCTACGCCTGTAGCCAGCTTGGAGGCTGCGGCGTACTGTTGTTTGAGACTGTCCATGATCGGCCCAAGCACAGAATTGTATGCCCAGCGCATATCCGCTAAGGGCGTATCCATGCAGTGTGCCTCGCAAATGGGAACGAAGCCGTAGTCGTGGCGGTTCACCCAGACGAGCTGCTCATCCACAAGCAGAGCGTGCCATTCCTTGTCCCAGTATTCGACTACCGGCACCTTCTGGTTCTCGTCATCGGGTAATTCGGGCATCTTGCGCTTCTTACTACCCGAAAGTTCACTCAATTCCGCGCTAATGTCCCAGACATAACGCTTGTATTCCTTCGTGTACCAGCCCACTCCGTTCTCGCCCCACACGCTGAATACCATGTTCGGGTCCGTAACGATGGTGCGGATGGGCATGGAATCGCTCCCCAGACGGTTCACGTCAAAGCGGGTTTCGATCACTCCCCTGCCCCTGAGCAGATACCAATAGACGAACTTGCGCCACGGGTTCTGTTTTGTCTCCATCATGTACTGGCGCTGGTAACCGAGTAGCCAGTTCTCCAGCTTCGTACACGCCTTTTGTTCCTGTTCTCCAGTGCTGCGCGGTATCACCTGCACCTTGGTCGTGGCACGTACATTCAGCAGGGTAAGGAACTTCTCCAGTATCGCCCTTGCTCTGGCCGGTTTTAGCTGGGTTGCCCTGCCACCTGCCGTAGTCTGGTCAGCCGCATCACGCGGAACACTCCATTTAGCGGTAAATAACTCCTCTACTTCTTCGGAGAAGTCTATAGCTTCGTGGTATAGGTCACGCGCAAAATGGTGCTGATCTAGCACCCACTTGGCGTCACTTGGTTTATCTTTTCTTGCGGGCATATTACCTACCCAAAGTTAGCTAATAGATTAGCGAGATCGTGGTAATAACTACCGGCTACGGTATTGGGGTCGCGCTCGGTCCACTGGTCCAGCAATTGCTGTAAGGCGCTTATAAGACCGCCCTGCGGCTGCTGCTGCTGCATTAATTGCTCCATGAGCCACGGCGGGGGCGCCCCTCCGGGTGGGGGCATTGGGCCTCCAGGAGGTCCTCCGGGACCCATCGGTGTAGGAGGCATCGGGCCTCCATTGGGCATGTATGCCATAGTATGCTCCTATAGCCCGTAGGCCATTTCTATTCGCCTGCCGACGGAGTGTCCGACTGGCTTAACTGCGTCGCGTTCTTGTGTGCTTTGCTGAGTAAGCAAATGGTCAGACGCACGCCATGCCCAGTATACCGCATCTAGCGTGTCATCGTGCGCCGCTTTATCCCCAAAACGGAGCCATTCGTCCTTAAACGTCTTTAAAAAGGTGGTCTGGGCATCACTCACCTTCACTCTGCCGAACTGGAAGTCGGGTAACATCTGGTTTATGCGTTCCGCTTTCCCCTTGATAGCCTTCCTTCCCAGGAGCGGTAAACGCAGTCCATTCTCGCGCATACGCCGCATCAATGCCTGATAGAACACCTCTCCCCCCGCATTAGTTTCGAGCAAAATGCGCTGGGGCTTATCGTAGGCCGCCATCGTGAACAGGGCATTCTCGGCCTCGGCCTGGTTCCCCCTACCGACGAAACCGTCCTCCTCCTCTAACACGGGCCGGGTATCTACTATCTTAGCGATCGCGAAGTTGTCCCCTTTCCGAATCCGGGTTCCCACCATCGACTGCTGGGTTATGGCGAAGTCCACCCCGTAAAAGCGGGCAAAATCCTGCTTGATCCATATCTGCGGGAAGTCCGTCAAATACTCCGCTTTGAGGATGTTACCCCTGGTGGCGTTGGCATTGGCGAGGTACACCAGCTGGAAGTCCACTTCACCCACTTCTGCCCTGCGCCGCTCCAGCCGTTCCAACGGCCATTGTTCCGGCCAGTAACTCTCGTTGTCCTCTATGGCCGGATGCACGAATACCTGGTACATCTTCTCGCCTTCCCACTCCACTGAATCGAGGTATCCCACGATGTCCTTCGGGTTCCAGCGCGTCTGCACTATCACCGCATGGGCATCCTCCATACAGCGCGGGAGGAACGTATCCTTCACGAAATCGACCGTCTGAACACAGACAGTCTCACTATTCTTACTCTCCCGGTCGTGCAGGTCATCCCCGATGGCTATGCCTGTCACGCGCCTTCCGTTCACACTACTACTGCCGACACCGCCTGAAGCGAGGGTCGGGTCCTTCTTTGAGGCCGTCAGGAGCGCCCAATCGCCTTCCGATACTGAGGTATCCTTGACCTCGTAGCCGTCGCGGGACCAGCCGCGGTCCTTGGCCGGGACCACGTTGGGGAACACCATTTTAAATTTTTTATTAAATTCGATCACATCCGCAACACGGCGGGCGATATTATTGGCGAGGTTCTCTCCGGCACTGCAAATAAGGTTAGTGGTCCAGGGTTTCTTCCCGATCCACCATGACAGCAGTATGATCGAAATGACCGTGGTCTTGGCGCTCTCTGGCGGTGCCACAATGACGACACGGCGGTTATCCAGTACCTCTTTTAGCCATTTCTTGTGCGCTTCGGCGGGATCTACCCCAAAAACGAGCTGGGCATAACGACAAACGCTCTCCACGGTGTCTCCCCGCGCAGAGGCCGCCATCAATTGTTCGATTTGTTC